ATGAAGAAAATCATCGGATTGGTACTGGCGATGGGATGCTGCGCCAACGCGCTGGCGGCGTCGGAAGTGATCACGGTTAGTCGTTTTGAGATCGGCAAAGATAAATGGCCGTTCAACCGTGAAGAGGTGATGCTTACCTGTACGAAAGAGCATGCGCTGTTTGCCATTAACCCCAGCACCCTGATGCAATATCCGCTGAATGATAAAGCGGCGCAGAAAGTGGCGTCGGGCCAGGCTAAGGCTCAGCCTGTCGCCGTTATCCAAAACGACGATCCGCAACATCCGGGGCAGAAGGCCAGCCTGCAACCCATAATCGATCGTGCGGAAAAACTCTGCAATTAATACCATCGGCGCGGCCTGCCGCGCCGTCTTCTATAGTCAATAATGGCGCTAAGCGATAGTCCTCTCTTACAGTTCTGCCGTTAACTTCACAGAGTTCAACTCTTCTTTGCAGCCTGGTTACATCCGGCTGGAAAATCCACACGACTGTTCTACGCTTTAAAAGGCAAGGCGACATCGCCTGCATCAATGCCAACTTTTAGCGCACGGCTCTTAAAGAGCCATTTCCCTGGACCGAATATAGGAATCGTATTCGGTCTTTTTTTGTTTATAGTTTATAAACAGTAAGTTACTGAAAAACCAGTCACTTAATCATTATCCTGTTACCTGCTGTTTTACCCTGTTGGATCTTCAACCGCCATTTTGTCGCCACTTCTTTTAGCCATTAGCGCCAGTGGATTGCAAGATACTGCATCTTCTAAATGGTCTGGTGCGAAGTGGGCGTACCGCATCGTTACCCGAATATCCGAGTGTCCCAATATACGCTGCAGCACAAGTATGTTTCCTCCAGCCATCATAAAATGGCTTGCGAAGCTATGACGTAAAACGTGGCTCATCTGGCCTTCAGGTAACTCAATACCCGCCAGGCGGATTACGCGATAGAACTGGCGGTAACACTCAGCAAAATAACGTCCTTCTTTGTATCTAAGCTCTTCATACAATGCTGCGCTAATGGGAACGGTGCGGTTTTTTTTGCCTTTGGTGTTAACGAAGGTGATTTTTCTGGGTGACAGCTGGGAGGCTTTCAAATTTGCCGCTTCGCTCCAGCGACAGCCCGTAGAAAGACAGATTTTAATAATCAGGGTCAGATCGGGATTTCCGTGCTTTTCGCAGGCGGCAAACAGCTTCTCTATTTGTGGCTCTGTCAGCCAGGCCATTTCCTTTTCCGGTTGGTCAAATTCACGAATATTTTTAAGCGGGTTGGGGTAGGTGATCTCACCGAGACGTTCCAGCTCATTGAATAGCGCCCGCAAAAAAGCATGCTCACAGTTGATTGTCCCGGGTGAAACTTTTAAGGATTTAGCGCTGGTTTTATAACCATTCTCGATTAACCCCTGAAGCCTCCGGTCACGGTAGTGGGCCCAGTCCTTCGGGGTAATATTGGCAGCGACAGGATCGCCCATGCCTTTGCAAATAATATTGAGCTTACCGAGCCTGCCTTTGCGGTCATTCAGCGAACAACCATGCAATTTATACCAGAGATCTACCAGTTCACTAAGACGACGGTTATCTTCTTTTTCAGCGAGCCAAGGTTTGGCTTTGGTCTCTTCCTGCGTGTACTGTTCGAATGCAATGGCCTCCGCACGCGTTTTAAACTGACGCCTGACGCGCTTCCCTTCACGGCCGTTGAGATAGCATTCACAAAGCCACTTGCCTGTTTTGAGTTTCCTTATTGCCATAATCAATCTCACGTTCTGAAACGCGAAGTAAATTACTGTATATAAAAACAGTATTCAATGTTTGTTTAAAATCTATCAAACATAAAAAAACCTGCCGGAGCAGGTTAGTATTGAATCGGTAGGCCGGGGAGGGGAGAGCAGTATCAGTGCAGCAGAGAAGGCTGGTTTTGGTATTGGCTGTGCAGGCTGACTTTATTAACTACGCCTGGCGATACGATCACGCTTGCTACGGTTTCGTGCGTCTTGAACGTACAGCTGCAGTTAATGTTCTGACACTGGTGATAGCGTTCTTTGGTCTCACGCGATATGTATCGGCTGCTTTTGGCGTGAGCAGCAGTCTGGCAAAGCGGGCAATGCATCATGGTGAACCTACCTTAAACAAGCGAAACAGAGACGATGTTTGCATTTTAATAACTAAACTTGCTTTTGCAAGTTAAAGTTTGCTTTGTTTAATTTAAATCTCATTGCTGTCGTCGGCTTCCGCCTCATATTCCACATCAGAAAGCAGCACCTCAAAATCCAGCGTTGTGGTGTAGCCGTTGCCGCTCAGGTTGTGCGTGACTTTGCTGATAAGCCACGGCTGCGCATCAATCACCGATTTAAAGCCGCTCACCCTGACCGGCGTTTCCGGGAACAGGTCAGCCCGGCCCATCGCCAGCGTCAGTGAAAATTCAGCAACGCCACGCTGCAGCTTTTCCCACTTTGCCTTTGCCGCGCGCATGGCCGCCGCTTTGGTGGCGTAAACTGTAGTCAGTGCAAAGACATTATCCTCGCTACCCGCCAGGTATTCCCCTTCACGGGCCTCCGGCTCCTTTTTAGCCGTGGTTTTCTTTTTCTTCGCGGCAGGATGCTCCAGTGCGCGCAGGTGTTTTTCTTTGGGCTTGCGCTGCAGTTTAACTTTTTTCGGCTTCGGATCTCTGGTGTGCAGCCAGCTGGCCGTCACGCCGGTATAGGCGCCGCGATCGGCAATGCTGAAGCTGTGCCGGTCGCCGTCCTGGCGCGTCAGGGTAAGCTGCGGGATGGGTTTGCCACTGACGGTCACGCCGGCGCCGGGCCGGATAAACAGCAGGCGCCCCGCCTTGATGGCCGCCACCGCACCATGCAGCGAGGCCAGCCGCGTCAGAAATTTGGCATCTGTCTCCTGCGTCTGGTCGATATGGCGCACCGCAATATCCGTGAATTCAGTCGCGATCGCGGGCGTCAGCTTGTTACGTTCCGCTATCTGCTTCACCACGGCGCCCAGGGTGGTATCGTGGTAAGACACTTCACGACGTGCGTTCAGCGTGCCGCGAAAGTCCGCGCTGCGGGCGCGAATCATCAGCGTGTCCGGCGCGCCGTGATGCTCCACCTCATCCACGGTAAACTCGCCTTTCCCGGTGAGCGGCTGGCCCGCCCAGCCGAGAAACAGCTTTACCACCGCGCCGCGTACCGGCAGCGCCAGCTGGCCGTCGGCGTCGTCCAGCTCAATATCCAGCTGGTCAGCCTCAAAGCCGCGGTTGTCAGTGAGCGTCAGCGACAGCATCCTGTCGCGGATGTTCGCGGTCACGTCCTTTGCGTTCACGGTCAGTCGGAAATCGGGGCTGAGGCGGGCGCCTGCCTGTACCGGCAGGCTGCTGATACCCGTCATGATAAAAGCCCTCCTGCAGAAGAAATCACGCTGCCGGCCGCTGATTTAATGCTGTCCACGGCCGACGACAGCTGGCCCGGCAGGTTACCCGCGCCACTTATCAGCCCCTCCGCCTGCTTTTTCAGATCGCCGAACATCGCCGTCAGGGACTCATCAACGCGCAGCAGGCTCAGGTTAAAGGTAATTTTCCGGGCGCTGCCGTCGCTGTAAAACTCGCTGTGCGAGTCCGCGAGGCTTTGCGTTACGTACATACCGTAAATAGTGCCGTTACCGCCTATCAGCGGCCACGCCCGGCCCTCGTCAGCCATCGCCTTCAGTGTCAGCAGTGACAGCGCGCCGCCGGTGATTTCCGGGCGCAGCTCGCCGCTCAGCGTTATTTTTTCATCCCCGGCCCGATAAACTGCGCCGAGGCGCGTTGTCCGACGCGGCTGTTTGTCGGCCAGCGGTAGTCAACATTGCGCTGCAGTTCGTCATAGGGCAGCGTCTGCAGCATGAACGGCAGCATGCCGTAAATCATCATCATGGTTTAATCCTCCCAGCCCATTTTGCTGCGCTGCTGCGCCTGGCGGTTTCGCTGTTCGCGCGCCTGATGCTGCGCCATCAGCGCCAGCGCGTCGTCTTTGGTCATGCCCGGATGCATGTGAATGTCGTACTGGTAGCTGTTCTGGCTCTGGTCGGTGTAGCCGGCCTTTGCTGCTGGCGTCACGACCGGTTTATACGGCGCACCGGTGTCGCCCAGCAGGTACGGCAGCCCGTTCGGCGCCACGGCATCATGCTGATCATGCTCCGGCACCCTGTCTTTCAGCCCGGAGGATTTCGTATCAATGACGCCGAGCTTTTCCAGCACCCAGCTGATGCCGCCCATGAACTGCTCAAGCTTCCCGGCCGCGAATTTCAGCGCCTCACCCACTGCGTTGCCAAACTTTTTCCCCATATCCCCGGCAGCGGCCAGCTCTGCCTGCGTGGATTTCACCGGCTCCAGCAGCCTGCCAAACCAGTTCCACAGCTCTTTTACCTTGCCGGTAAACCATTCAAACACTGGCTTCAGTGGGGTGAATGCTTCACTTACCGGCCCCATTGCCGCCGTAAATCCTTCGGCCACGCCGGATATAAATGCACCTATCGGCTGCCAGTATTTACGGATCAGCAGCGCACCGCCCACGATGGCGGCGCCCACGGCCACGATGGGCCACGTCAGCGCACCAAGCGCTGCTGTGATGGTGCCACCCGCCACCGTAAACGCGGTTCCCAGCAGGCCGGCACCGGCAATAATCGCGTTCACACCCGCAATGACCGGCCATGCAATCAGCCCGATGGCACCCAGCGCGCCGACAAACAGCAGGCCCGCCGTGGCGGCTTTGGCGATGCCGCCTGCCAGTTCCGGGTTAGCCTGTATCCATTTATCCACGGTCAGCAGGAACTTTGTGGCATCCTGCGTGAGCGTGCGCAGGCTGTCGTCGAGCTGGTCAAAAAGATCCGTTCCGATGGCCTCAGATGCCGACTGAAATTCCTTAAAGTCGCCGCCGAGGTTGTCCTGCTGCACCTTTACCAAGGCGGACGTGCTGCCGTCCGACTTCTGGAAGGTTTTGGTCAGCTCATCGAGCTGGCCCTTTGAGGCAGTTTTCATCAGCGTCACCGCTGATGAGGCGGCTTCCTCCCCGAAAATGGTCTTCAGGTACTCCGCCTGCTGCGCCGTGCCGAGCTTGTTTTTCTCAAAGGATTTCTGCATCTCTTTAAGAATGGTAAAAAACGGACGCATGTTGCCTTTGCTGTCCGCCGTTTTCACGCCCAGCTCTTTAATCGCTTTGGCCGCCTCGCCGGTCGGTGCCTGCACGCGCAGCAGCATGGCGCGCACGCCCGTCCCGGCCATGCTGCCGGTGGTGCCTTCCTGCGCCAGCGCGCCAATCATCGCCGTGGTCTGCTCAACGCTTACCCCGGCATTTTTTGCCACCGGAGCGATATAGGTCAGCGCATCGCTCAGACCGTCAAAGTCGGCGGCGGTTTTGTTGAGCGTGGCGGAAATCACGTCGCCCAGGTGCGCCACCTGGCTGTTGGCGAGACCAAAGGCGTTTTTGGTACTCATCAGCAACTGCGCGCTTTCTTCCATCGTGCGGTTGTTGGCCAGCGCCATGTCCAGCGTCACCGGCGTGGCGGCTTTAATGTCGTCAGTGTTGCCGCCTGACTTGGCGATAATAATCTGCGCCTGGGCGGCATCATTGGCCGACGCGGCCGTGGTGTCGCCGATGCTGCGGGCCTGCGTTCGCAGTGACTGAAACTCCGCTGATTTTTTATCAAGTCCGGTCACCGCCTGCAGCGTGGAGTTAGCCAGCGCAAAGTCATAGCCGGGGCGCAGCACGGATGTTGCTGCCATGCCGCCCACGGTGACGGCACCCAGCGCTGCGGCGCCCGTGTTGCGTACCCTGCCGGACAGCTCCTGCCCCGGCGGTAACGCTCACTGACCTGGTTCAGCCGCTCCTGCTGCTGATTCAGGCGCTGCAGCTCCTGCTTCTGACGGCTCAGGCTGACGGTGGCCTGTGCCGAGGCTGTTTTCAGGCGCTGCTGCTCGCTGCTCAGGGTTTTGGTGGAGATCCCGGCCGCATTAAGCGCCTCGCGCTGCTGCTGCACGGACAGGCGCAGGCTGTTGGTTTTGCTCTGCAGCTGTGCGGCTTCCTGGCGGGCTTTTTCCAGCGCGCGGGCCTGCGCCGTGGTGGGTTTTTCGGTGTTACGAAACTGCACCGCCAGCGCGGCCACCTCCGCCTTTGCCTCTTTCAGTTTCTGCTGCGTAACGGCCAGCTGCGCGCTGGTTTTACGAAAGCCGTCAATTTTGGCCGCCTGCGCATCCAGCTCCTTAATGCTGGTCTGCGTTTCGCGGATGTTGCCGGCAAGCTTCTGCGTTTCGTTACGTATCGACTTAAACGGGCGGGTCGCCTGGTCTACCGCCTTCAGCAGCACCTGCAGTTTGAGGTTGTTACTCATCCGGGGATACTCCGCTGCGTATCAGGGCTTTATGCCGCCAGTCGAGCAGCTCGGCCAGCGGCATGTCGTACATTTCAGACGGGGGCCAGTGAAAGATGGCCGCAACGTCGGCCATCAGATCATTCACGGTCAGGCTTCGGGGCCAGTCGGGTCGGCCGACTTCGAGGACAAAAAACCGATCACTTTCCCGCCCAGCGCAATCAGGTCAACCGGATCGAGGTTCAGGCATTCCGCTTTCGTCAGCGCCGGCACGGTGATGCGTGGCAGCACGGTCAGCAGGGCGTCAACGTCCGAGCCGCACAGGTCAGCCAGGCGCACGCCGCGCAGCGCGCCGGCGTTGGGCTTAATCAGTTCCACCTGGCTGATTTCGGTGTCGCCGCGCTTCAGCGGGGATTCCAGTTCAATCATGTTTTCTTTCTGTTCCATTTGTCTTTACTCGCAGTAGTCAGGTTCATTCAGGGCCGGCATCGGGCGCCGGCACCCGGGTTACATCAGGCCGAGGTTTTTGCGGCGCTGCTCCAGCAGGTCGGTGCCGTCCACTTTTTCGATCATGTTGATGGTGTCGATTTCCATCAGCTCTTTACCGTCCCACGTCAGGCGGAAATAGGTGTTTTTGGTGGTGATTTTGGTCTCGGTATCCTCGCCCTGTTTGGCCTCGCCGAAATCAAACGCCTGATGGCGGCCACGCACCTCGATCTCCACGGCAATTTCCTCGCCGGTGTCGTCGCGCTGATAGGAGCCGGCAAAGCGCAGCGGTACGGCCGCGCTGGCGCCCCACTGTTTCAGTACCAGATCGTCTATGCCGCCAATCGTCCACTCCATATCCAGCGCATCGTCGTCCAGCCCGTTGTCCACGAACGCGGCACCGTTCATGCCGCCGCCCCGGTAGGCGTCCAGCTTGCGTGACAGCTTCGGCAGGGTGACGGCGGTCACCACGCCCTGATAGTTGTTTGAATCGTTGAAAAGGTTCAGCCCTTTTAATTTGCGGGGTAATGCCATTTATCCGGCTCCTCAGCTGTTAACGGATGCGGCGAAGGTCGCCAGATATTTATCGGTGATGCGCTGGCGCAGGGTTAAATCTTCCAGCGGCGGCACCGGCGTGTAGTCGTAATCAATAAAGAGCTTGCCCGCCTTCAGCGTGTCTTTATCGTTGGCCGTGTCGTCATACCAGCACGACGCGCCCAGCAGGTAACCGGCGCTGACCAGCTCGCGGAATTTGGCGTTGATGCCCGCGATAATGTCGCGCACCAGTACCGGCGTCAGCGGTTTGTCGTTGGCCCACATATGCGCCTCGGCCATCGTGTCGGCAATCACCTGCGCGGTGCGGGTGTAGTTTTCAAACGCAAAAAGCGGATCGTCGCTACAGGTGCGGTTACCCCAGAAGCGGAAGCCGTCCTTGCGGATAAGCGTGGTAACACACGCCTCGTTGAGCAGGTCGGCATCGGTGCCGGTCTGCTGCAAATCCCAGAAGACCGAGGCGGAAATGCCGGTCACGCCGTTGACGCCGACGTTCGACAGGGTTTTATGCCAGCCGGTTTCGGTGTCTATTTTTGCACGCAGGCCCAGCGCACGGGCGGTGGCATAGGCGGTTTCGGACTGGTTGGCGGTGGTGTTCCAGGCAATAAAGTCCGGCCAGATAACCATCAGCTCGCGCTGGCTGAAGTTCTCGCGGTACGCCATCGCTTCGGAAAGGGTTTTGCAGCCCTCGCTGACACATAGGCAAAGGCGCGCAGCTGCTGAGCGATGCCAGCAAGCGCGGTAGAGACTTCCAGCGAATCGTGGCCCGGCACGCCGAGGATGCGCGGCTTGACGCCGAGCTGCGTCTGCGCGCTCAGCAGCGCTTTCATGCCGGTGTAACGGCCGTTTTCGTCGGTGATGCCGATAATGTTCGAGGTGGTTTCCGCCGGCGTGGCGCCTTCCGCCACGCGCACCACGACGGTGACGGGCTTCGCCTGGTCGGCAATGGCCTGCAGCGCGGCGGCCAGCGTGCCTTTTTTACCGGCCTTGCCGACCGCCGACAGGACGTTGGTGATCAGCACCGGCTCATTGAGCGGGAAGGCCGCAGCGTCGGCATCTTCTGCCGTGCAGACCATTCCCACGATTGCCGTGGATACGGTTGAAATGGTGCGCGTGCCGTCGTTGATTTCGACGACGCGGACACCGTGATGATAATCAGACATCTGATGCACTCCGTGTTATGGGTGCGCTCAGATTGTCAGCTCAGGCTGGCAGGTGCATGCTTTCATGGTTTGCTGGCCGGTGACCGGACAGAATCACGCAGGCGCTGCTGTTTTACGGCAGGAATATAGCGATAAAGCGTCTTTACCGATACCTCCAGCACCAGGGCAATCTGATGCAGCGTGGCGCCGTTCGTCAGCATTCTTTCAGCCCGGCTGACCACTTCAGGCGTCATTATCCGCCGCCTGCCACCGATGCGGCCTTTCTCCCGTGCCGCTGCCAGTCCTGCACGGGTACGCTCAACAATCAGCTCGCGCTCCATTTCCGCCAGCGCCCCCATGACATGAAAAAAGAATCGACCCATTGGCGTACTGGTATCAATGCTGTCGGTCAGGCTGCGGAAGTTTATTCCCTTTTCGCGCAGTTCCTCAGTCAGCATGACCAGATGGCGCATGCTGCGGCCCAGTCGATCGAGCTTCCACACCACGAGCGTGTCGCCCTCCTGCAGGCAGCGCAGTGCCTTTTTCAGTCCGGGGCGGTCTGACTTTTTCCCGCTTATTCTGTCTTCAAAAATCAGTTCACAATTTGCGCTCTGCAGCGCGTTACGCTGCAAATCAGTGTTCTGGTCATTTGTTGACACCCTGATGTAGCCAATCAGCACAGTAAACCTCGCATAAATGGCGTGGAGTGTGCCAGCCTGGCGCTTTTCAGGGCCAGGGTTTTCTTTCGGTTTTTGGTTGGTTTAGGCGAGGCGGCAAAACGGGATATCGGGAGCGATACTAATCAAATCCCTGACATGGGCGCTTTTTCAAACGGTCTGTCAAGAACCGGCTGGCAGAAAATAGCCGGGGGATTCATTTTGCAGTGGGGATATGCTCCTGTCCCTGCTGGAAGCGCAACAGGGAAAGTGCTGTTCCCCGTAGTGTTTCCAAAAGATATTTTTGCCATATTTGTTACTGATACAGGCGCTGCGTGTTTGTCATACGGAACTACTGACCGAAACAACGCAGGATTTACCGTGGCGCGCCTTACAAGCACGTCGATTGGTAGCGTCAACGGTTTTTATTTGGCGATCGGAATATAACGTTGGTTTGGGCGAAGCGGCAGTAATTCATTAAGCTGAATCAAATATGTCTGTTAACGGCTGGCTAACGATCCCGGTTAAATTCGCTGGTTTAGAAAGAAAAATTATCATTCAGTTGGGGCGGGGTACGACTTCAGCAATAAAGGATATTACGTCATACGTATGTGATATTAAGTTTCCTGTCGCATTTCCGGGGGCTGTCAGGCGATTATAGGTTCTGCTGGCGTGCAGGCGACAGATTATGACCGCGTAAATCGGTACCGGACGCTTAGTCAATCAATATCAATCGGCGTACCAACGACAACAGGAGCGTCCGCACAATGTAAATCTGAATGCCGTCATACACGTCAGATGGTCGATGGTTTTCATGGATTGCGATAGGATATTAGCTATAAATAATTAAGTAAAAAGCCCTTTCGGGCTTTTTAAATTAGATTAATCAGGCAGACAGGAACAATATAGCCGTTATTAACTGCCTCAATTAGAATCCACGATGGAATTTCTGGCAGCGCGATTTCCGGCCATCCTTCATCATTCCCAGGTTTTGAAGCTGGCACGAACTTTTAACAATTCTTCGCGCTGTTGACCAGACTGGGGGATGTCATTGATTGTATAGTCCACAACTAACATCCGATCTGTTGATAATATAAATTCATCACGTAATTTTCTGGCTTGTGCTTTTAATTCATCTTCAGACACTTCAGGAACGGGCATGTCAGCCCAGCAGGGGAAGCCTTCATTATCAGAAGTTCGTACTTTTCCAGCAGGAGGCATCCCGGAATATTCTATAAAAACATCGTCACTTACATCTCTTAAATCATTTGGGAGCGTTCCTGCAGTCTTATATGCATTTTCAAGAGATTTAGGGTAAAAAGCATTGTATTCAGGGCTAAACCAGTAACTCATTAAACATCCTCCAATAAGTATAAAGCTACATTCTAAATTCACTTTGCTTTAGTTTTAATGAATTACTGTTGTGCCATGTACCAAACCACAAGACGATTTTATTTTATAACGACGGCAGTAAAGTAACGTTACATATTAATAGCCAATAGCAATCCAGCTTAATGAATTACCTCCCGAACCGGCGGCGCTGTAAGGCTGCGTTGACTGACAAGACCAGTTAAAACCACTCTTTAAGCGGGATATATGGTCGCTATAAATGCATTCAGCGTGTCATTGCTTGTCGCGTAATGCTCAATGCTGAATTGGGAAACACTATAGGGTAAACACCGCGCCTTATATTTATTTACGGAACCACCTGCAACCGTATAAGCACTATGCTCACTTGAATAATCTAACGACACTATCCCCACTGAATAATGAGTCCGCCTGGAAGGCACATATAGCCGTTCCCGACATACTGTTCTTGAAACTGCTCATGTCCGGCAGCTGGTTTGCCGCCGTCCCATCCCGTTTTGCCGCTTCGCCCAAACCAAGATTTTTAAGAAACGCAGCCACGTCCGCGATATCGCTGCCGTTTTTCGCTATATCCAATTTCCCGGCTAACTGGTTAAGAACAGTGACAGAAAAATGCGGGTCATTTCCCAGTGCATCAGCCAGCTCCTTCAGAGTATCGAGCGCGGCAGGTGCCGCACCGGTCAGAGCTGCCAGTGCTGCCTGCACAAAAGCCGTGGTTGCCAGCTGCGTGGTGTTGTTGCCCGCTGCAGGCGTCGGGGCTTTTGGCGTGCCGGTAAATGTCGGGCTGGCTTTCGGTGCGTACTGCGAATGTGGATCAGCAGCGGCCAGATGTTTTTCCATCAGGCCGTCAGCATAAGCCCGCACCTCGATAACTTTATCATCCACATATTTACGCGTTGCCAGCACCACTGACGGGTCAATCTTCAGCGTCACGGCTGCCGTGCTGTTCACGATTAAAATCATGCGGATGGTCTGCGTGCGGCCACTGCCTTCCTGCAGCTGCGGCTTGTAGGTTTCAGCACAGTTCGCCACGGCCACCATGTCGCCGTCGGCATCAAACAGGCCGATTTCACGTATCCAGAAGCCGCCCTCATTTTCAGGAATGACCTGCTCGGCAATAATCTGGCTGCTGTTCACCGCATCAATGCTCAGCGAATTCAGCGCGGCACGGCGCTTCTCATTAACGAGCCTGGTCTGTGAAGCGTCAGGCGTTGGTAACGTGCCGCCGCCGTCACCCACGGCCATTTCGGTAATCTGGATTTTGGTGCCAAGCGCTGCTGCGTTGGCAAGCTTGGCTGCGCCCTGATTTGTCAGCAGGGCATAAAATTTTGTTGTCATGCGTGTACGTCCGTCTGGTCAGTAATATGCACCGCTGCGCCGGTATAGCCCGGCCCGCTCACGGTAATGGTTTCGGGTGTATAGGGATAAACAGTCAGCTCATCGCCGCTGTAAGCCGCCGCCGCTACCGGCAGCGCGCCGGTTGAGTCCAGGTTAATCGACAGCCCGATAAGGTGGCGACTGCAGGGTTTTGCATCCGCAATCAGGCGCTCCAGCTCGTTATACATTTCCTGTGTAATGCCGGTATCCAGCACGCCCACATCGAGGCGAAACGTGCCGGGCGCCTCGCCGGTTTTCCACCACTCAATGATGCGTATCAGATAACCGAGCGGCTCCACCACGCGCCGCAGCGAGCCGATGGTGCCTTTGTGCCGGTGAACGTATTCCGATGCGGCGACCACGCTGCGCTTTGTGGCTTCCGGCCAGCCGGCATCCCAGCGGTCAACCGACCACGCCCAGGCGAGATACGGCAGCAACTCGACCGGGCAGGTCTGCGCGTTCCACAGCCGGCGCAGCGGTACCGGAATGGTTTCTATCTTCGCGCAGGCTTCAGCGGCGGCCACTTCCAGCACCGACGAGCCGGCCGGCAGCAGGCGATCACTCATCAGAGCCTCCGACCGTTATGCTGTATCCGGTGCAGTACGCGGCCTGCGTCTTGTCCAGCACCACGTCGGCCGCCGGCTGCGCCAGCTCAACGCGCTGCACGCCCTCAACATGCAGCGCGGCATAAAGTGCTGATTTACGAATGTCCCGGCCGAGGCGGGCCTGCGCGCTGACAAAGGCAGCGAGCTTTTTCTCGGCAGCGGCGCGGACAGGTTCAGCCTCCGGCCCCGGATAGAGGTACAGCACCGCCTCAACGGCGTAATTCACAATCGACGCTGACTGCACCGTGACGCGATCGGCGACCGGGCGCACGTCCTCATCGTTCAACGCGGCATCCACCACGGCCAGCAGGTCGGCCGGCGCCTCGCCGTTGCCCTCGCGCGACAGCACGGTGACAGTGACGCAGGCCGGCGACGGACTGATGGCTGACGCATCCGCCACGCGGCCGTCGGCGCTTTTCGCATGATATTCATAGGCACCGGTCGGCCCGGCCACGCTCAGCCCCTCAAAGGCAGACGCCACGCGCAGCCGGAAATCGTCGTCGCTTTCCATCACGGCGGGCGTCGGCGGGATGGTGGTATTGTCGGCCGGGGTAAGTGTCAGGCGGGGAACGCCGTTGTTCGCGCCGAGCTGGTCGAGGTCGCCGTCACTGGCGTAGGCCACCATGTTTGCCTGCGCCGCTTCATTCACGCGCTGGCGCAGAATGACCTCGCGGTAGGCATTTTCCTGCAGCAGCTTCACAATCGGCTCGGACTCCAGCGCCAGCGTGCGGGCGATGGCCGCCTGCTGCTCTGCGGGGTAGAGCGAAATCAGCGTGGCCTTGCGCTCGGCCAGCAGCGTTTCATAATCCAGCACCTCAACCACATCGGGCGCAGGCAGCTGGCTCAGGTCAATGGTTGCCATAGGGTCAGCTCACAGGAATGGTTAGTGAAAAGTCCTGCGCGGCGTCGGTGCGGCTGCCGGTGATTTCCACCGCCATCCCGCCGTCAAACGCAGGCTCGTAGCTGATGGACGTCAGCTTTATGCGCGGCTCCCACTGCAGAATTGCCATGTAGCAGGCCGACATAATCTGCAGGCGCAGTGCCGCGTTTTGCGGCTGGTCAATCAGCGCCGACAGCAGGGAGCCATAGCTGCGGCGCATAATCCGGGAGCCGATCGGCGTAGTGAGAATGTCACGCACTGACTGGCTGATATGTTCAAGGTCTGCCAGCGCCTCGCCGGTATCGCGGCTCATGCCGCTATATTGCGCAGTAGTCATAGTGGCGCTCCCGTTGTCCCGCCGCTGTCGCCTGTATGTTTATGCGTATGCAGTACCTTGCCGTTAGAGCTGAGCGCGCCGCCGCTGTGCTGCACATCGCCTTTCATCGTGCCGCCGCCGGTCAGTTCGAAAGTGGCGGTTTTCAGCGCATGGGTGCATTCAACCAGCGGACTGTCCAGGGTAATGCTTACCGCCGCCTTAATCAGCGCGGTCTGGATGCCGGTTGCGCTCAGCGCGCCGGTATCCGGCTCGTACTCAATCACGGCGCCGTCCGGGAATGACCAGTGCAGGGCATCAGCGGAGGCCGACGGGGCAGGGTGGGTGTCAGAAAATACGCCGGGCAGCACAAAGCCGGTATCCAGTTCGCCGCCCAGGCAAAGGACAAGCACCTGCTCACCCACAGACGGCGCACTCCATGCGCGTGAGCGCCCGGCACGGGCAGTAAGCCAGTGCAGCCAGTCGGTAGTGTTGTTACCTGTATCGACACGGCAAAGCCCGTCGTCCAGATTGACGGCGGACACGGTGCCGATGCGGATCAGGTTGCGCAGCAGGCGCAGGATTTCGGAAAGTTGTTTGTTCATGGCCATTAATATGGCGATTATTGTTTAGATGGGGAATCTGTATGTGTTTACTGATGGCTCAGCAATTCGGATTTCAGAAGAGTTATACAGCTTAGGTGTGAAAATATTATTTATAAGTGCTAGCTTAATTTCTTTATGCTATAAGCTCTAGGCCCTTTTGATGTTTGTCTGACAATAAACGAAACCCGATCACCAGGAAAAACCTGTGTTAAATCTTTTACTATATCCTCATAAAAAAAGAAGGCGTCCTTTCCTTTTTCTCTTGTAATAAAGCCAAATCCTTTGAATGAATTAAATATTTTGACAATTCCTAATTCATTTTTTTCATGATTCATTCCCATAGCTCCCTTTTTGTAGGTAAGTTTTTGAAATTAGCAATAATTTTTTTTCTCCAAATCGATGCTCTGCCTGGGTTGTTTCTTGAAAGTATCCCAAGTTTATATAGAGTTTTGTTAATATGGTTAACTTCGCTAACACTATACTCAATTTTGTTTTTTACACGAAGTAAGCTTTTGCACTCCATCATTAACTTAGATACCATTACAGCATCATAGAGTGGTAGTACTAAAGATAGCCTGTTTCTAAGGGTGTCATGGCTTGGCTGGTTTAACCTTTTCAGCTTTGCCACCAGCCCTGAAGTTTTATTCCATAACTCATGATACTCTTCAGTATACGGATTGTTTTTATATTTCTGTTCGCAAGTTTTGACAAGAAGTCTAACGTAACGGCGTTCATCCCTTGTAGTCTTAGGTGTTGCGTGCCCTACCCACAACCCAGTTACTTGGAAGCCATTTTTTAAATTCCTATTGCATTCTATACTTGTTTTTTTATTATTATGCTTTAGGTTGTATTTCCTAAACATGGCTACAACTTTTTTTATTGACTCACCAATTTGTTTTTCGCTTAATTTAACAGGGCTCGATAAAGTAACGTCATCAAGTAGTCGTGTATATGTTATGTTCATATTTCTAAAATATGAAACTAGGTTATACTCGCTATTAAAGAAAACTAAATTTGCTAGATAGGAAGACGTGCAAGCCCCTTGAGGTAATTTTCCTTTGAAAGTTGTCAGCTTGGTTAAGGCATCTGAAACTGGATCAGGGAATTTAAAAAAATATTTATATATATCAAAAACTTTATCTGATTTTATATTGTCGTAAAAGGATTTTATGTCTAAGCCAATTAATTGTTTTGGCTTGTTTTTAGAATGCAAAAGAGCATTTTCTACATAGTCCCTTTTATTTATTTCGTCTTTGATCCCTCCTTGCAGATAAACAGGGTATTTAACTTTTTCAAAAATGCGTGAATTTATTTTCTTTTGTAGTCTTTTTAATAATGGTTTAGGCTCATAAACTGTTCGATCTTTGCCCTTTTTAGTGCAAACAATGAATTCATGATAAGAACTGTCAGACTTTTCAACTAGAAGAGAAAGCAAATTCACTCTAATTCCAAGAGTTTTTGCAAGAGTTTCAATTGAAGATATGGCTTTGTAGGGGTAATAAGGCTTATCCATAAACTTTTATTGCCGTAAATGAGTTAGGAGTAAATTAAGTGTTTAACCATACATACAACAATTTCAATGCAATAGTTAACAACTTAACCAAAGGGATTGAAGCCACTAACGCAGTCATCAACCATCTTTTTTTGTTTCCGTCGACTTGCTCACTGACATTACTTAATTCTGTTTTGGGTAATGCCGTGCTCTTATTAAAACCAAATGTCATTTTAAGTTTAAATGAAAGATTGAATTTCATATTTGATATCTCCGTTGAAGCGCATAATTACGCTGCCAGACCAGAGCTCAAATAAGGTAAATCATGTCGACTTCAACACTCCTAACTCCGTACGCCAGACAATAGTCGGTTATTTTAGCTGCATCATATGCAACACAATGCATGTTGCACGAAACGCGCTAAGGATACCCGGGAGGCCGGTCATGATCCCGAGGGATCGCCAAAAGGCATCGTTACCTTATTAAATGACATTTTAAAAGAGCGGCAACAGGCGAGATACACCTGTATGTTGCCTAGCGATAATAATGAAATCTGGTTTAAGAATGCAAATACTTTTTTGAGGTGGTGATCAAATTTCACTTAACATTGTGAGCATAACCTTTTCTATCAAGGCCAAATGATTCTGGGATATACCCAATAGAGTACGGCTTTCATATTTCACATCTTTCCCCCTGCGGGCCGGCCGGTCGCGCAGCCCGTAATGATGCACGCGGGCCATGCGCTGCACGTTGCCAGTAAACTCCACCACGGCGTCGTCGGCGCTGGCTTTGGCCTTCATGTACTTTGCGGTGCGCAGCTTTTTGAACATCTCACGCTTTACCCGGCCTTTCTTTTTCCTGACCGGCTGCGCCTTGCGTGGTTTGAACGGCGTGCCGTCCGGCGTCTGCTGGCGTTTGATATTCTGCTGTTGACTGGCGCGCAGGCGCTTCGCGATGTTGCGGGCCATCTCTTTACGTGCAGCCGGTGACAGGTTCGCAATGAGCGCGGCCAGCCGGTCGTCAAATGCTTCCAGCCCGTTCATGGCGTCAGCTCGCTGACCAGTTCGCCGTTAACGTAGAGCTGCAGCGGCCTGTTGACGTTATCCGGCAGCGGCGGCTCGCCGATATGGTTAACATGCAGCGCATCGCCGTCCTGCTTCACGATCACGCGCTCGGTGAGCTGCAGGTCAATGCTGATATCGCAGAGCGTGTCGCTTAACACGTCCGCCTTAAAGGTGAAGCCGGTGCGGCGCTTTTCTTCGGTCGCCATAATGTCGGGCTGGTTCTCGTGCAGCCAGGCCAGCACCGGCACCATCACCAGATCGATATCGTCGGCGTAGTCGGTAATCACCAGATTCAGCTGATACTGGTATTCAAACGACAGCGAGCTGGCGAGCGTCGAGACAATCCGCCCCGAATCAATAAACATGTTCAGGCTGTCAGGGTTGCGCGCCAGCAGCGGGACGCTGTTTGTCAGCGCCTCGCGCAGCTGTTTCGGTTTCAGCATCGTGTTGCTCCTGGCATTCTTTGATAATTTCAACCTGCAGCCCGCATGAAACGAGCGCAGCCTCCAGCTGGCGGTTATCGGCCGCCAGATCGCCCTGCGTCTGCAGCCGGTTGCCCGGCACCGGGCAGCTGGTCACGCGTGGACAGCCAGTCCAGATAATCGCGGGCGTTGCTGAAGGCGGGACGGCTGTGCAGCCGGATAACATCGTCAGGCAGGGCAGCAGCAGACCAGCTGCGTAGTGTCGGGTTTGCATCGGTTTCCCTCTGTATCTGCATTTCACGGGTAAGGGCAGCACCGGCGGCACGACTTTGCAGCAGTCGCAGAGCAGCTTCACGCTTCGCCCCTTCACGGGCCTCATCGTTCAGGCGGTTGATTGCTTTATCCCGGCTTTCAATCCCGGCTGACAGCGTGCCAATCACGCGTTGCGCGTGCGCCAGCTCGGTTTCCGTTGAGGACAGGCGCCAGCAGGCAAAGGCCAGCGCCGCCAGCGCCACGGCCAGCGCGACAACTATCAGACGCATCATGCAGCCCCCTTCAGGCACCAGGCCAGTTCCCGGTCGCGGCGGTTCTGTAATCCCAGGCTGAATACGCCCTTCACAAATACCCAGCGCGACAGCTGCAGGCAGGCGCTGCGCCACTCGCCCCGGTTGATATAGGCGCCGAGCGTGGAACGGCAGGCGGCATAGGTGCCGACGTTGAACGCCCAGGACACCACCGCGTCATAAACCGGCTGCGGCATGTCATGGCGCATGCAGGCATCAATGGCCCGCTCGACGCGCATCACGTCATACACCAGATTCACCGCCGCCTGTCGCTCACTGACCACGCTCTGAGGCGTCACGCCGGCGGTATGGCCGATGCCGTTCGTCCAGACGCCGGCGCTGCACTGGTACGGCGAGGTGCGGCAGCCTTCCGCATCGGCAATCAGCTGCAGCCCGGCCTCTGATGTTTTCAGGGTTTTAAACTGAGGCAGCAGGGCAGCCACTGCCAGCACGGCCGCCACCGCGCAGCGCTTAGCGGTCTGGCTCAAGGTTCACCCCCTGCGCTTGGTGGCGCTGCAGCTCATAGGTTTTGCGGCGGTAGTGCCAGTTAATAAAAAAAGTCGCCACGTTGATCACCAGCGTCACCACGGCAACGCCGGAACCGACCATAAAGGCAATATCCTGCGGCGTGTGGCGGCCAAACCACATCAGGATGAGGCCGATCAGGTAGTTAATCAGCGAGCTGATTTTCTCCATGCTTGTTAGTCCCACAGGTTAACGGTTTCGCCCGCTGAGGATGCCGGCTGCGGCGGCAGTGTCACCTCACAGCCGTGCGGCAGTACCGGCCCGCTTTCCGCAAGGCCGGGGTTAGCGGCATAGACCTGCTCAACCACCTGCTGCGTGCGCCCGTAATAGCGAAAGCAGATTTCATCAACGGTATCGCCCTGCTGCGCGTAAATTCTCATCACAGCAGGCTCACAATGCAGCCGGGCTTTTCAGCGATGCGGCTGATACTGAAACGGGCGTCACGCCAGTACTCGTCGGCGGTGCCTTCCACCACGTCGGCCTTTTTACCGGCGGCGTCGTAGCCGCGATAGCGTTCGGCGATGGTGGCGGCCGTCAGCGCGGCCACGGCGGCGAAGTAGTGCGTCACCTTTTCGCTTTTGCCGTCGAAGGTCTCGGCCGGCACCACCGCCAGCAGGGGAAAGCCCGCCGCCATCTTCTCCGCCCGCCAGTCGTACAGCTCGGCGTTTACTTCAGAAATGGCGGTTTTCACCGCCAGACGCAGGCGGTCGGCGGTGACGGTGCCCTCAAGGCGCAGCGCGTTGCGCAGCTGCTGCAGGTCAATGTCAGGCCAGAAAAAGGTGTTTTTCACCGGCGGCTCGGCGTCAGGCGCCGGTCGCGGTCCGTTTATTACTACTGAAGTCATTTCATGGCCTCTGAATAGGTGGGCGGTGGAGGACGGCGCAGACGCTTAAAAAGCGCATTGCCGTCCTGCCGCCCGGCGCGGGGCGCGTTCTGTCAGCGGCGGGCCGCAGCCTGCTTTTTCATGGCCGTTGCCAGCCGCTCTATGTCTTTTTTGACGCCGCAGCCTTCATGCAGCTGCAGCGCCCGTGTGAGATGGGCTAACGCCTCGTCAGCCCTGCCCGCATCGCGCAGCACATACCCGGTGATTTTGTGCAGCTTGGCGCGCACCTGGTCGGGCATGTCTTCGGATTCCGTCAGCCTGATGGTCGCCAGCAGCGGGTTGATATCCACCGGCGCCTTAATCGTCCAGGCGCGCGTCGCCGCGCTGGCAACTTCCTCGGCCAGCAGGTAGGCCGTACTGTCGCGCTTAAAGCCGTCAGGCGGGACAAGCCCGTGCAGCAGGGCATGGCGCGCAATGTCCAGCGCGCCGGGAATGTCGCCCGTATCGAGCCGCCAGATCATGACGGTCATCAGGACGGCATCCTGCACGGCTTTCCCCTGGCTCAGCACGCCCGCCACCCACGGCTGATAGTCCGGCAGCATCTGGCGCTTCAGCTCCGCCTTGCGCTCGGTGGAGCGCACTTTTTTCAGGCGTCGCTTGTCGTCGTTGAGCTTTACCAGCATCTGCTCATAGCCGGTTGCGTGGCGCAGCGGGTTGCTCTGCTGCTGTGCGGCCTCAATGGCCTGCTGGCGCATCATGTGACGTCGGGCAGGGCTTAACATGGGTTACGCCTCCGGGGTTTCCGCCGGGGCTTCCGCTTTCGCCTCAACCGGCGCATCGGACAGCTCGATGTTTTCCACCAGGCAGCCTGCCGCGTAATCTTCCACCACGTAGTCTTCGTTGATGGACTCGTAGTTTTCGATGCGGTCACGCTTCGGCACCTCGTCAATCAGGCGGCGGTGCGTGCCTTCCTGCCAGTAAATCGACAGGTTATCGAGGCGCGTGATCATCAGGGCATTAGCCGGGAAGTACGGCACGCGTACGGCGGGCAGGTTGCCGATGCGTTTCTGGCTGACAATCAGGTCGGCGGCCAGCTGCTCGGTGTTGGCCTGGCTCTGGTTCACGATGGGGAAATATTTGTCGGCCAGCAGCTGACGGCCGCAGATCACAACCAGCTCCGGGTCTTCCTGATACCACGGCGCGATCAGGTTGTTGGTGGCGTCCATTACCAGCGCGTCAAGGTTGGCATAGGTGCGGCCCTTACCGACCAGCACCTTTTCGGTCACGCTGCCGTCGTCATTGGTGGTTTTGCTCATCACGCGGTCGGGGGCTTTTTCGCGGTACTTCTGCAGCCAGCCCACGGCCACGTCCTGCAGCATCGGGTTAGCGGCGCGGTTAGAGGTTTTGGCGCGATGAGTGCCGTTAAAGCCGATCATGATGCGGTCAAGCGACTGGCGCTTCACGATGGCGTCGCGCAGGCGGGCCTGAAAGTCTTCATAGCGCGCCCATAAATCCAGCGTGTTGTAGCGGATATGAAAGTCGTAATTGACCTGCGCACATTCATAAACATCGCTGTCCAGCGCGGCAAAATCAGCGGTTTCACGCTCGTCGCCGCCCGCGGTGTCGGTGGTGCTGGCAATCGAGCCGGTCACGCCGATACCGATTTTCTCGCCCTTCATTTCAGCAACCGGCACGATGTTAATGCGGGTCAGAAAGTCCGAGGACTCCTGCACGCGGTTCATAAGGGTCTGCGTGACCGACGGCTCCACGGTGAATTTTTTGTTCATGTCGCCGGTGTCCACGCCGTTCAGCTCGGCCAGGCGGGACATAAAGGCATTAAATTTAAAGCGGGTGTTCTGGCGCATCTGCGCTCCTGTTCAGTTCAGTTATCGGGTTGTGGTTCAGGCAGCGCCTGTCAGCAGTCGGTCTGCACGCCGGAATTCGGATCGCTGCCGGTCGCGGCCGGGCGGCGGGTAAAGCTGGCGCCGTCGTTCTGCGAGAGCTGCGTTTTCAGCGCGCCGAAGGCGCTGCGGTCGTCGGCAAGCTGCTGCTCCAGCACCTCAAGGCGTGTGGTTAAGCCTGATTCCAGCGCCGACAGCTTTTGCGTCAGTTCGTCTTCGTTCTGCTGTACCTTTTCCGCCACGGCGGCGACGGCCGCGCCCATGTCGGCAAACAGCTCGTTGTCGGTTTTCTTTTTGCGGGAAAAGAGGCCGGTGACGTAGCTCAGGACGGACGGCGCCGGGTCGGCGACCTCCTCAAACTCGATCAGCGTTTCCTCAGCAGCGGTAAAGAGGTTGTCCGCGTGCAGCTTGCGGGAGGCCAGCGGATTCGCCGCAGCGGTGGCGCTGAAGCTCAGGATTTCAGTGCCGAGGCTTGCCGGGTCGTCGGTCACGGCCAGGCCGACCAGATACGCCTCGCCGGTGTCGGCAAACGCCGGGTTAACCTCGATCGAGGTGTAAATTTTCTGGCGCGCCCGCGTCAGCTCAACCAGCTCCGGCGTCGGATCAATCCAGCCATACAGCGCCAGCTTGCCTTTCAGCGGGCCGTCGGCGATTTCCTCAGCCTCCACGGCCGTAACGTCGCCAAAGCGGCGAAAGGTGCTGTCAGGGGCGTAGCCCTTGATGTGTTCCATGTTGACGCGCGCACCGTAAATGGACGGGTCATAGCTCGCCGCCATCTGCGAGATCCATTCACGGGAAATTTTGCGCCCGTCGGTAGTGGCGCCTTCGACGGCGATGCGAAAACGCTTTGCTTTGATTGCCATGTATCAGGCTCCGGTCAGGGGTGTGGTTCGGTTCGGGGTCAGTTTCCCCGCCGCACGGATTTCCCTCAACGAAAGCCGGTTTGCTCATCTGTGAGCGGACAGGGACAGCGGGCGCGGGCGTTCCGGCGCCGGTAGCCTTGACGCCATGAACATGACACCGACAACCACCATCAGCGATCCGCGCCGCCAGGCGGCCCTGCTTTACTGGCAGGGCTACTCTGTGCGCCAGATAGCGGAAACGCTCAGCATCAAAACGCCGACCGTGCAGAGCTGGAAGCTGCGCGACGCGTGGGACGACGTTGCGCCCATCAGTCGCGTGGAAGCCAGCATGGAGGCGCGGTTAATCCAGCTCATTCTGAAAGAGGTAAAAGGGAACAGTGATTACAAAGAGATAGACGCACTCGGCCGCCAGATTGAGCGCCTTGCCCGCGTGGAGCGCTACCGCAGCAGCGGCAACGAGGCCGACCTTAACCCGAACGTGCGCAACCGCAACAAAGGCGAGCGCCAGCCGGCCGTGAAGAACGTCTTCAGCGATGAGCAGGCGGAAAAGCTGACCAGCCTGTTTATGGAAGGCTGCTTTGAGTATCAGCTGCACTGGCACAAAGCCGGGCTGGCGCACCGCATCCGCAATATCCTGAAGTCGCGCCAGATTGGCGCCACGTTCTACTTTGCCCGCGAGGCGCTGATTGACGCGCTGACCACCGGGCGCAACCAGATATTCCTGTCGGCCAGCAAGGCGCAGGCGCATGTCTTTAAAAACTACATCATCGACTTTGCGCGCCAGGTGGACGTTGACCTGAAAGGCGATCCGATTGTGCTGCCGAACGGCGCCCGCCTGATTTTTCTCGGCACCAACGTGCGCACCGCGCAGAGCTACACCGGCAACCTGTACCTGGACGAATATTTCTGGATACCGAAATTCCAGGAGCTGCGAAAGGTCGCCAGCGGCATGTCGCTGCATAAGAAATGGCGCACCACCTACTTTTCCACGCCGTCGAGCCTGTCGCACTCCGCCTATCCGTTCTGGTCGGGCGAGCTGTTCAACAAGGGCCGGCGCAGCAAAGGCGACCGCATCGAGATCGACCTTTCACATACGCACCTGGCAAAAGGCGCGCTCTGCGGTGACGGCCAGTGGCGGCAGATTGTCACGGTCGAGGATGCGCTGACCGGCGGCTGTAACCTGTTCGACCTGGACCAGCTGCAGCTGGAATACAGCCCGTCGGAATACCAGAACCTGCTGATGTGTGAGTTTGTGGATGATGAGGCAAGCGTGTTCCCGTTCGCCGAGCTGCAGACCTGCATGATCGACAGCCTGGAGGAGTGGAGCGACTTTAACCCGTATCTGCCGCGCCCGTTTGACTACCGGCCGGTGTGGATTGGCTACGACCCGTCGTACACCGGTGACAGCGCCGGCTGTGCCGTTATCGCGCCGCCGCTGGTTGCCGGCGGTAAGTTTCGCGTGCTCGAGCGTCACCAGTGGCGGGGCATGGACTTTGCCGCGCAGGCGAAATCCATTGAGGAGTTAACAAAAAAATACACCGTGGAATATATCGGCGTGGATGCGACCGGCATCGGCCAGGGCGTTTTTCAGCTGGTTCGCCAGTTTTACCCGGCGGCGCGTGAAATTCGCTACTCGCCGGAAGTGAAAACCGCGATGGTGCTGAAGGCAAAGGACACCATCAGCAGCGGACGCCTGGAATACGACGCCGGTCACACCGACATTACGCAGTCATTTATGGCAATCCGCAAAACCATGACCGCCAGCGGCAACCGCTCCACTTATGAGGCGAGCCGCAGCGAGGACGCCAGCCACGCCGACGTCGCCTGGGCGATTATGCATGCGCTGCTTAACGAACCGCTGACCGCCGCCAGCGGCGGCGCCAACCCTTCAATTCTGGAATTTTACTGATGAGCAAACGCAGGAGCCGTAAGGCTTTCAACGCAAAAACGCAGCCCGTTCAGGCCGCCGCGCCGCAGCAGCAGGCGGAAGCGTTCACCTTTGGCGAGCCGACGCCGGTGATGGACAAGCGCGATATTCTGGATTATGCCGAGTGCATCGGTAACGGGCGCTGGTATGAGCCACCGGTCAGCTTTCACGGGCTGGCGAAAAGCCTGCGATCGGCGGTGCATCACAGCTCACCGATTTACGTAAAGCGCAACATTCTGGCGTCAACCTTTGTACCGCACCCAATGATGAGCCAGCAGGAGTTCAGCAAGTTTGCGCTGGATTATCTGGTGTTTGGCAATGCCTTTGCCGAGCTGCGCCGTAATGGCCTCGGCGAGCCGTGGCGACTGGAGACCACCCCGGCCAAGTTTACCCGCCGCGGCGTGGAAGAGGGCGTTTACTGGTTTGTGAATGACTGGAAGGAGCCGCACCCGTTCGCTGCCGGCAGCGTGTTTCATCTTATCGAGCCGGATATTAATCAGGAGCTGTACGGCCTGCCGGAATACCTCAGCGCGCTTAACTCCGCCTGGCTCAATGAAGCGGCCACGCTGTTTCGTCGCAAGTATTACCAGAACGGCGCGCATGCGGGCTACATCCTGTATATGACCGACGCGGCGCAGAGCAGCAGCGATATTGACCGGATGCGCCAGGCAATGCGCGACACAAAAGGCCTGGGTAATTTCCGCAATCTGTTTATGTACGCGCCGAACGGCAAACCGGACGGGATTAAGATCCTGCCGCTCAGCGAGGTAGCGACAAAGGACGATTTCTTTAACATCAAAAAGGCGAGCCGTGACGACCTGCTGAGCGCGCACCGCGTACCGCCGCAAATGATGGGGATTATCCCGGACAACTCCGGCGGGTTCGGGGATGCAGTGAAGGCGTCGCAGGTATTTGCCAGGAACGAGCTGACGCCGCTGCAGGAGCGGATGAAGGAGATAAATGAATGGGTTGGGGAAGAGGTTATAACTTTTATAAATTACTCTTTGTAGCTGACTTTTGGTCGCTTTATAAGCGACCAAAAGTCTATTAAATTAGTTTTAGTAATTCTTCAGCTGCTGGATTTCTTTTATGTATGTCATCATGGCAAACATTGCAAAGCGTGATGAGATTTTCTGCAGTATTTTCGCCACCTTTGGCATGGTGCTTAATATGATGTAGCTCGAGTAGATGTCTGCGATCATGTGGCCGCACATCTTTATAATTCCATTTACAAATTTTGCAGGAATGTTCATCTCTATCCAGGACCTCAATTCTCACTTTGTCTGGAATTTTCCGGTCATGGGGTTCCGCTTGCTTATCTTCTTCTAAAACATATGCGCCTACAGGTAGATCAGGACGACCGGAACTTTTAGTAACTATTGGCCAACCATCTTCAGTGCGCAGTTCACGACAACGGCGAGCCCATTCACTATTGCCATTGGCCAGATAAGCAATTTCTTCACCAGTTACAATCTTTCCTACATTTCGTCTAAAGTATTCAATGATTTTTTCCTTCATACCCACCTTTTTTTTGCGAATATCATTCGCCATATTCCATCGGTGGGCCGCATCCCTGTCTTCCTCAGTTGACATCAACGCATATATGTCAGTCTTCAAATCTTTCAATGAGTTGGCTTGGATTTCATGCAGTCCTAAATCGCCTTCGTCAACCATTTGTTTAAGGACGGTGCCACTCAAAATTTGCCAACCGCATTGAACTCGAAGCTCTCTTATGCGTCTCGCATATTCACTTATACCAGCAACCACCATGAGTTCATCACCATGAACCAGTGTTTTCGAGTAGCGCTTTAAGTAAGCAAGGATTCTATCTCTAGCTGAATGAACGTCTTCATCCCTAATTAATGAACCCCCTAAATCTCTTAGCGTATGGTTTGCTGGTACGAGAGCAAGGACCTGCTCTCGTAATGAATCATCCTTAAGCTTTGATTCAAAAGCCTCAATCAGATTCAACAACTCTTTACGCAGTTGCTCTGGTTCTTTCCGCTTCGATCTTCTTGCCATTCTCGACTCTTAAATCCATTAAGTTTTTTACAAATCGGGCTATATGGCCTGCAAACACAGGTGGCACCGCATTACCAATTTGACGGGCAATTTCAGTTTTTGTACCTACAAAGACAAAATCATCGGAAAAACTCATAAGTCTTGCAGCTTCACGATGAGTAATAGGTCTATGTTTATCTGGATGCAGATAACGACCTTTTTCAGGTTTGAAAAATTCTGTTCTTATCGTCACCGAAGGACGATCCCACCACAGGCGACCAAACAAGTCCGTTCCGCCAGAAGTCTTTTTAATCCAACATGCAGGTGTAATATCAGGTCGTAATCTCTGTAAGTCGAAGCGGTTTCCGCCAATAGGAACAACCTTATATCGCTCAAGTGATAGCGCGGTAGGATTTCTTCCAAAATGTAAATTTAATGGGGAAAGCTCGGCGCGAATTTCTGTTCCGACAGGCTCCGGCAAATCAGAAATGAATTCTTTAACGGTGCGCCATACTGGCAGATCCCCAATTTTTTCAGGGGCTCTGTGTGTCGGAGCAGGAGGAAAGTTTGGTAACTTATCGATTTCAAAATCGATCTTCTTCACACCTACGACGATGGTCCGTTTACGAGTCTGGGGTACGCCATAATCAGCGGTATTAAGGACTTTTGGATTAAGCAACAGGAAGCCAAGTTCTTCAGCACGCTGTCTTATATCATCAAACTCCTCACTGGTAAGAAGGCCTGGTACGTTTTCCATTACAAAAACGCTCGCACCAGACTTCTCGATGAAATCCATATAGGGTTCCCATAGCGCTCTACGGATATCGCCAGTTCGATTTTTATTCAGTAAACTAAATCCTTGGCATGGTGGGCCGCCAATGACAACATCAGCTTTGGGAACGTCATGCTCACTTAACCACTCTTCAATGTTGACAGCAATTCCGTGGTCACCAAAGTTTGCATTGTAAGTTTTGATCGCAGCTTTATCGTTATCGATAGCTAAGATACCTTCGAAATCCTTCCCTGAATCTCCTTTAAAGAAACCAGCTGACAAGCCGCCCGCTCCGCAAAATAAGTCTATTATTTTGATTTTATGGTTTTTGTTCATTTCGGGAACTCATCTCTTAGCATTAGTCTTTTCATCGTTATTAAGCCTAATGCTGTATAGATTTACATGCAAGACCTAGAGACCTTGAAGTATTGAATAAGCACGTTGTGTCATCATTACTGGTGAGTGTCAAAAACTGATAGATTTGTTTAACCCTCACTATATTTGGCTTGTTAGATTAGTCTGCGCATACATGTTAGTACCCATTGCGCGCAATGCTATCCCCGCCACGCCTGCCCGCTTTATGCATCGTTTTTCATGCAGCTGCATGCTGCCAGCCAAAGCGCGCCAGTACTGGCGGGGCAGGGGCTTAGCGATCCTCTGTGGATCATGCGAATTCACGCAGCGGCATGCGTTTTATTGCAACGAAAAAAAGCCACCGGCGAAAGGTGGCTAAAAAGGAGGGAAGTAATGTTTATTATTGTTTTGCAGGATAGAAAATCAGGTCTTCCAGGCTGGATGTATCAATCGTTCTTGCCATGTCGCTGACCATTGATAGAGCCATTTTCAGTTCGTTTTCTTCACAGTGCGCTACCAATGACACATCGGCTATAAATTGAATACGTGCGACTGTCTCGCTAATTTTATCTATGTCCATCAGCCTGTTAGCTCCTTACCTGTAATGAGTACTGTATGTATAAACAGTATCATGATGAGCGCGGGTCGTAAAGAATCGTATGGCTCAGAGTATTCCGACTGGCGATTTCTTATACATTCAGGCTGTTGCGATGCTTCAGAGCCAGCAAATTAAAGCGCTCAAGCGGTGAAGATTTAGCGCTACGCTCGTAGCGCAGACGACCTGTCGCATCGCTCCAGTAAGCGCGGCTACCGATTCTGATCGCATGACCGGCCATCATTCGCGTAACTTCTCCCTCCGTCAGCCATACACGATTAACGTCGAATACTATTTCTTTAAGTTCTTCTCGTGCTTTGACGTGATTACCTGGCGGCGGTGCCGTTCTGCGAACAGGAGGTGGGGTATTTTCACGTAATCGGTTCAATAACCGGCGGCGTTCTGCCCGGCTGGGTGGGGTTGCGAAATCAATAACTGATTCGCCGTTAGCAGAATGTGGTTTAGGCTCCGTACAGTTATTGACAGAACTCCGAGGGGACGCGGGCGCGTCCCTAAGTTCAAAACCCAAATTAACGGCGCGCTTCGGCACGATCTCCCACTGCGCCAGACGCGTCAGGATTGGCGTATCGTCACCCACAGATGCGGCGTAAACGCCTTTGATACGTACTGTCTCCTCACCGTATTCATTACATTCATCACCTGCCTGATACCAGGTACGCACGGCCAGCTCGTCACGACGTACAAACGGGCCGCCCTGAGCGTTGACATAGGCAGCCCAGTCGCCGGCGTCGGCGGCATCATGCGCGGCAGCAAATTCCACGCTCAGGCCGTGGGCGGTTTCGCTGTCGGCCATGCGGCGCAGCTCGCGGTAAACTGTTACCGGCGCGCCGCCCACAAACTGGAACTGACGAATGTGCCAACGGGCCGCCCAGGCAGAAACAGCGGAGGCGGTTTCTTTCAGTTCTTTACCGCTTTCATCATCCAGCTCGCCGTTCAGCGCGTACCCGTCGATGTTTTTAGAGATGTACTTCGCAACGTATCCTGTCGCGCTGCCTTTCTCCGGATCGATCGCTTCAGCATGGAAGCGGGCCTTACAGGCCTTTTCCGTGGTCAGCTCGTCGCCGTCCTGCTGATATGCGTAATCGCGCATTACCTGACGCACCTGATCCACATCTTTCGGGCGCATAAACATCAGCATATGCCAGTGCGGCGTGGCATCATGATGCGGCTCAGCCACTCGGATGCCAAAAATACGAATATCTTCACGATGAAGTTTGGCGCGGATCTTTTGCCACACGCTGCAGAGATAACGCTGCGTATCGGCCGGACTGGCGCCGTTCCACTTACGGTTGCGGTGGCCGGTTTTAATCGTGGCGTGATAGCGGGCCGGTGCAGTCAGCGTATAAAACTCCCCGACAAAGCCCATTTCGTTGCAGATATTTTCAAAGCCGCGAATACGGGTCATCAACTCGCAGCGGCGGATCGCCGGATTAGCAACGCTGCCATCATATTTTTCAATCAGGCTGATGCGGTTTCCTTCCTCGTCTTCCAGCTCCATGCCCTTGAGAAACTCGCGGGTACGACGCTTCTGTTCCCGCCATTCTATAATGGTCATTGAACTGGCATAGGGGGTGTGCTTTTTGCTGACGTTCGCCAGGGCGATCTGCAGATGTTCACGCCATGAGGCAGCAACACGGCGCAGACGTCCTTTCCACCACTTTTCGTTTTGCATCCGCATGATGGCCGGGGCAACGTCTTCTGGGGAAAACAGGCGGGAGGTAACTTTATCCCAAAGCGGCGGTGTCTGGCCCAATTCACGGGTAATAGCCGCGGCAGTCATATAAATGCGATGGGTATATTTGTAATCTGATTCGCCGCCGACCTGACCGTGCGCCTGCGCCATTTCCGCCAGAATAAAACTGGCGATATCTCCGGCCAGCAGATCAACATCGGCACGGGCCATATCAGGTAGCCGGTTAAAACGGCGCATCAGCTCCCATAGTATGCCGGCAGCAACCGCCGCGCCTTTATACTCTTCGGCGTTGCTGGTTAGTAGGGTAAAGGTTCCTGTGTTCATATCGCCGAGACGATATTGCGCGTTAACTTTTTCAACGCGTGGCAATGTGCGCTCAACGAAGGTTTTTGCTAAGTACGCATTGGCACGAGCTGTACCGTAAGTTTTCTCCAGTTCACTGACGCGACGTTTAACATCAAGCTGTACCAGCACGGGCTGTTTTTCCAGTAGATCCTGCGCGTGCAGCAGCGCCGCGATCAGCTGATCGCGGCGGCGGATTTCTTCATAGGTGGGGTATGGACTGGCGATGGCCTCCCGTGGCGCGTTCCACGGGTAGGCGTATTCCTGATGCATCAGAGGCCGCCGTGATAATGGCGGCTTTTAAGTTCAGCCACTTCCTGACATGTAACACAACGGATAACACCCGTTATGGCCTGGCGTCGTGCTGCCGGTATTTCGGCATCACAGTCATCACAAAAAAATGCGCTGACCTGTACCGGTCGGCGGATAACAGCGGCGATATTGCGCGCCAGCATTTCTTCAGTGCGCTGCTGTACCAGATCCATAGTGTCAGCCATTAGTGCAGCTCCCGTGATTCGTTGTCGTAACGCTCGGCTTCGCGGCGGATCAGCTCAGCGGCTTCAACACCATTCAGTCCCTGTTGGTTGATATGCGTAGCCAGTTCAGCCAGGCGTTCAGAAACAACCTGTGCGCGGCCTTTACGCTCATCCATACGTGCGTTGTTCAATAACGCCGTTATGGTTTCCACATCTTCGTTATATTTATGGGTTTCAATATTTCGCATTTATCTATCTCCAGATTTCAGGCAAAAGAATGCCCGGCGGGTTTACGCCATTAATTTCGAATGGGTTATTTATTCAGCTAAAAAGCTGTCTGCTATAGAAAACTGACGTGGCAGGATTCGGCCCCAGCGCGCCATTTTGTTCATTGCCACGATGATCAGTTCGCGGCGGCTTTCGTCAAAATATTCAAACGGTTTACCGACTTCATCTACCTTGAATGAGCCGGGCGCATCACGGTTCGCCAGGGTCATTACGCAAAACTTGAATTCTTCGTTTTGTCGGTTGAAATAGTTCAGTGCCGGATTGCTGTTGTTCTTTAGTAGCTGCCGCCACGTTTTCCGAAACTCGTCAAATGTCATTCTTTCGACTTTATCCACGCGCGCATGCACCAGACGAATTTCGGTAAAAGGTGCCGTTGCGTGTTTTTGTGGTACAGCGAGGGCTGCATTACTCACAGAAACCTCCGATAAAAACTTTCATGCGTTCGATAACGCTTTGAGGCCGGGTTGTCAGTTCATTCAATAGTTGCTGTTGACCGTGACATGGATGCCAGCGTTTACCGTTCTTATCTGTAATCCAGCCATGCCCGTGCGCTGGCAATTGGCTCTGACGCTTCAAAAGTGGTGCGACTGAAAAGGGCATAGTTACCTCAGCTCAGACCGATAGAAGCGCCGAGACCGCTTACAGCATCGAGCGTAGAAGCCATCGTCGGGTTAGTATGGATACGAGCATGAACGGCCATTGCCGCCAGTGTCAGGCAGCGAATACCTGAATTCACACTATCGACGAAAGCATTTTTGCGTGACTGCGTCATACGCTCGGTTGATACCGCGCCGGCAGCAACCTGACCAACAGCAGCTGTTGCATTCATCACATAAGACGCCAGCTTTTCCGCTGCCAGTTCGTTCACTGGTACTGAAGGCAAACAATGAAGCTGTGCCAGCAGGCCATCGACCAGCGTCGAGTCTTCAGTGATATCGGTAAGCTGCAAGACCTCAGTTAGCGTTAACTGGTGCGGCTGATCGGGATTCAGCTTGTTACGCAATACCTGCGGCTTCATCTCTATTTTGCCAGCCAGCTGACTCAGGTTATGGTTCTGTGCAAACTGTCGGCAGGCGTTATCGAGGTGAGGGTGTTTAGAGACCTGATAATCAAACATGATTCGAATCCTTGAAACTTGCAAAATCAAGTTAGCGTTTGATGTAGCGACAATTGATAGCGTGCTGCAGATTTTTTTCACGCCATGCAGCGACGTTTACCAGCGCATTGCCGTGCTTTTCCATTACATCAGTACGAGTCTGGCCGGTCTTTTTGCATTCGATTGTGCGTTTAACGGTACTGGTTGGAGTAGGGGCGAGAAGCACGACGCCATTAGCAATCCATTTCTCTAATACGGACTTGCTAATGCCGTTCGCGGCGGCGAAATCTTCTTTAGACATGGTGGCGGAGGTATTGAGTGCCAGCGCTTTTTCAACGGCGGTGTTGACCGCGGCACTAAGCGCGGGCATCAGTGCTGTAGCAAGATTGGCAATCAGTTCTGGTGACTGGAGTAAGTCAAAAGCGTTTCCACTGTTTGCATTTTCAGTATGCATAAAGCAGTATCTCCTTCGGGTCGTTTTGTTCTACGGTGTTTCATGTGGTGTGATACATCCTAGATCATCAAATGTCGTTTAGTAAACAACAAATGTTTATTTATTTGGTGGGGTATGGATTTTAGCGAAGGAACGGCGTTAGAAATCGTCGAGCGTCTGTCGTCTGCCTATGGGGTCACGACTCAAAAAGCTTTGGCTGAATGCCTTGGTGTGCCTGCTGCCAATGTCAGCAATTGGGTGCAGCGTGACAGTGTTCCTGGCAGCGCTTTTGTAAAATGTGCATTAGATACTGGTAGTGACCTCCACTGGCTCACAAGTGGTAAACTTGCAAATGCAAATTTAGACACTTCTCCGTCTATCCCGAAAGGCGAAGCGCTCTACAACGAGATCACTTCAAACGGTGGCAAGCCGGTTCTACGCCGCATCATGGACGCCTACGGCTTTACGCTACAAAAACAACTTTGTGAGCTGCTGGGTATTTCATCCGGTACGGTAAGCACTTGGGTGCGCAGAAATTACTTCCCTGGCGATATAGTGGTGACTTGTGCGCTTGATACCGGCGTATCGTTGCAGTGGCTGGCGACGGGAAAAGGAAATCAACGGGACGGTAGAGCAGAAATTAACACTGACACAATGATTCCACGCAAAAATTTAGCAGCAGGAATTTTACAAGATGCTGGATATTTGATAATTGATTTAAATTTTATGCCTCAAAAAATAGTGCAACCTTTATTTATATATGGCAATACCAAGAGTTGGTTTGTTGATATGAATTTGTCTGATATAAGCAATGGTCGTTGGTTGCTGGGAATTGACGAAAAATATGATGTTTATGATATCGCATTATCGCCTGGTCGGATAATCAACGTGTCTAATGAAATGACAAGTTTCACTTGTAAAATTGATGAAGTTGAATGCTTGGCAAAAGTTATACTGACTGTTGATTATAATTTTTAAACCTTTATCTGATAAGCATTTTCACTGCTTAATGGCGAAAATGCAGGTCAAGTTACTTCTACGGAGTAGCATATGTTTATAAAGAAAATTGAATTAAAAAAGTTTAAACAATATAAAGACTCTACGATAAATTTGAAAAATGGTCTGACCCTGCTAGTGGGGGGCAACAACTCTGGTAAATCAAGCTTCCTGCAGGCTCTAGCTACATGGCAGTTTTGTAAAAGTTTGCTCGAAATAGAAAAAGGTCGCTTAAGCTGGACCTCAACGGCGAGAAATCAAGGGTTAGGGCTCGGTCTTGTTGATTTTACTCCTATGTATATTCCCTCTCTAAACCATTTATGGACGAACTTAAAATCGCAAAAACAGACAGAAGCAGATGGCTACACTCTTAAGATAAAAGTTTTTTGGGATATAAGCGAAGGTGTGGAGAAATATCTTGAAATTGGTTTGTCGCTTGCTAATGATCGACTTTTTATAAAAACAACCTCAACAAACCTAGCAATAGTAGATGTAGTGAATGAGAAAGGAGAACCTATAAATGACAACATCCCTAATATAGCTTATCTTCCCCCTTTTGCTGGCATTACCGATAGAGAAACAAGATTGAGTCCAGCAATGAGGAATAGACTGATAGGCCAGGGATTGTCCGGAGGGGTTATTAGGAACTCATTATATGATATTCATTTAGCTAGCTCACGAAAAAGAGCGCTTTTAAAAGGCAACAAAAGTAAAATATCTGGTAAAGAATTAGCACTTTTTAGGAGTACTGATAGTTGGGAAATTTTGCAAAAAACCATGATGGATCTCTTTGGGACAAAGATAGAAATAATACCTTTCAATGAACAATATCATAGTTTTTTAAGAGTTGAGTGTGTTAGGGGGACAGTAAAAGGTTATGTATTTACAAAACATAAAAATTATAATGCAAGAGATTTGATGGTTGAGGGTAGCGGCTTCCTTCAGTGGCTGAGTGTATATACACTTGCCTTATCTGGTGAGTTTAACGTTATACTTTTAGATGAGCCTGATGCGCATTTGCACACACAACTTCAGAATAATCTAACGGAAAGATTGGAGTTAATAAGCGAGAGCCTTAATAAGCAAGTGATTTTAGCAACTCACTCAACAGAATTAATTCGTGCCTATCCTCCCTATAAGATTCTATCTCTCAATAGGGCTAAAGGTAAATATTTATCAGCTGATGAAGATAAGATATCAATACTGAGTGGCATTGGAACAATTTTCACGCCTAAGATTCATAAACTAACTGAAAATAAAAGGCTGCTGATTGTTGAAGGTGTAAGTGATGAAAGGTTTTTGAAAAAAGTATTTGAGAAGTTAGACATGGTTTGGCCAGAGAATATAGTAGTATGGGTTTGGACCGGTAAGGTTTCTGAAAGATTTCAACTTTACAATCAATTGAAAGTTGAAATAAGTGGACTCAAGGCTTTGAGTATTCGTGATCGCGATGATGAATCTGATGGTTCAGTAGATATTAATTTAAGGGATAAAACAGTTAATTATGATGATGAAAACTTCACGGCTTTAAAATGGAGAAGAAGGCATATTGAAAATTATCTATTAGATTTGAATGCTCTTATAATAAGTACTGGTAAGAATGAGCAGGAAATAAAGGATTATTTCTCATCATTTCACCATATCGCATTGCCTGATAATGTTTCTGAATCAGATATAAGTATGACATTTAGAGATGCAAGAGGGAAAGAAATTTTAACAAAGGGTGAGCATTGCGTTAAAAGAAAGTTTGGTGTAACTAGAGATGATATACTTAATAGCTTTTCAAAAGAAAATATGTGTCAGGATTTTGAAAAGTTTGCCCAAACGCTCATTACTTTTTCTCAATAAACCGAGATCGAATAGCTTGCTTATTTGCTTGTACCATAAAAAATAAGATTAGTTAGTCTTAGACATTTTGTCGCCACTGTATGATTTAACTTATTGATTTTAAAGGCCGGAAAACGTATTCGGTCTTTTTTTGTTTGTATTTTAAAAACAGTAATTTACATTAAAATCAGTCACTTATCCTTGCCCCTGTTCTACCCGATACCCCCCTCTGTTGACCCCTTGTAGTCAGTTTGTGGACACGATTTTTATTTTCTGCAGCGGGTTTAAATAAATGGCATCTTCCAGATGGTCTGGCGCGAAATGCGCATAACGCATAGTAACTCTGATATCTGAGTGGCCGAGAATTCGCTGCAGCACCAGAATATTTCCGCCGCCCATCATAAAGTGACTGGCAAAGGTATGGCGCAATACATGGCTCATCTGGCCTTCAGGCAATTCTATTTTTGCTATTTTTAATACCCGGTAAAACTGTCGGTAGCACTCCTCAAAAGGCTTGCCTTCACGCGCTAACAGCTCTTCATATAACTCTTTATCGATGGGAACCGTGCGGTTCTTTTTCCCTTTGGTTTTAACAAAGGTGATTTTATTTGGTGAGAGTTGTGAAGCGCGCAGACTGGCCGCCTCATTCCAGCGGCAGCCGGTGCTAAGGCAGATTTTAACGATAAGGGTAAGATCGGAGTTTGCATGACCATAACAGGCACGCATCAATCGTGTGGTTTGTTCGTCGGTGAGTCAGGCCATTTCTTTTTCTGGTACATCAAACTCACAGACATTTTTAAGCGGGTTAGGGTAGTTAACCTCACCCAGCCGTTCCAGCTCATTAAAGACCGCACGCAAAAAGGCATGCTCACAGTTAACCGTACCGATCGATACCTTTAGCGACTTGGCGCTGGTCTTATAGCCATTCTCGATTTCACCACGTAAGCGGCGGTCACGGTAATGCGCCCAGTCTTTAGCGGTTAGGGTTCGCGCAACCGGATCGCCAAGTCCCCGGCAGATGATGCCCAGCTTTCCCAGACGGCCTTTTTTGTCATTCAACGAACAGCCGTGCAGCTTATACCAAAGGTCAATCAACTCACTAAGCAGCCGGTTATCTTCTTTACCGCCCATCCAGGGCTTATCTTCTACCTCAGATAGCGTGAACTTTTCATAAGCTATCGCTTCACCGCGTGTAGTGAAGGTTTTGCGTACGCGCTTGCTGCCGCGGCCGTTGAGGTAGAAGTCGCATTGCCACTTATGGGTGCGCTCAGATTGTCAGCTCAGGGCAGGGGATGCATGCGGTTGCGGTTTACTGGTCTGTGACCGGGCAGCTGGAGGCAATCATTCAGTAAAATTTATTGCCAGGCTAAATCTGGACAGCGAAATACAGCAGCGTTAGGATGAATTTCTTTGCAAAAACAGGGATAAGTTATGGATACGACAGATCAACTTAGCGGGAAATATTTTTTTGACGGGATGAATGTTGATAAAGAGGAGCTTCTTTACTGGCTTATCCTGGATGAGTTCCGAAAACAGTTTAGTGATGCGATCGATATACTGGCTGTTGCCTCTATGCTGGTCAGCCTGCCGGTTATTCCTGTCAGCGGTAAATTGGGTGCTGGCACGGCGACAAAAGGGACAAGCCCGTTATCACTGGCAAGCAGAACCCTGATTCGGCAGCGATTTAAAAAGGGAAGAAGGACTATTACCTGGGCAAAAATGCTTAGGGGAGAATGGGCCTACACCACAAGTGTTGGCGCTTATATTGGCCGCTGGTTGCCCTGGATAGGGGCGGTTCTGACTGCGTATGATTTGGCAATGATAACCCGGAATGTCATACACCGTTACAGGCTGATCGTAGGATAGGAAAATTTAAAATGGATAAAGCAGAACGTGTGCGGGCGCTTTTGAAGAAACATTTTTGGGATATGCCTGATGAGGCATCGTTAAGCACTGGTAAAAAAACGGTGTTACCGGAAGATGCACTCGATTTTTTTGAGGATTACGTAGAACAGTGTGAAGTGGATATGACGGGATTTAATTTCCGCTGCTATTTTCCTAATGCCGGGATCCGTTTTCTTCCTAATGTACTATTGCCGGCTTATTTAAAAACTGACCATCATCAGCCGGAGCCGCTGACGGTCAGTATGTTGATAGCTTCTGCTGAGGCAGGACGCTGGCTTTATAACCGCAAATGACCATTTAAAAAGGCATTAACAAACTCACACGGTTGGCGCTGCAGGCTAGTTGATATCAGGGGCTATCGCTGTATCAACGCGATTAAGAAGCACACGAAATTTTCTCCAGTTGTCATAGCTGGCTGTTTCTTCATCCGTGGCAATCCCGAGCGAAACGGCGTCATGAAGTGGGGCAATTTTAGAGTCAGCCATCAGGCGTAACTCTGCCTTTTTAGCTTCTGCCTCAGCTATGTCATCCTCGGCTGTTCGGACGTAATCAATCAACGTGGAAATCACCAACCTGGAAAACGATGTTAAACGGGCAGTGGGCTAAAACAAATAGCCTGGGCGGTTTGATCGGGCGGTGGTTGCCGTGGTTAGGCGTAATTATCACTGCATATGATGTGATTATGATCACCCGGAACAGCATATGGCGCTTTAATCTCATCGTTAAACCGGAGCATCGGGTATGA